CCCGTAGGTAGGCGGAGGGGGGGGAGCCCCCCTCCTAGGCTAACGCCAGTTAGTCTCCTGCTCGGGCCACAGAAACGAAGACACTGTGACCGAACTACCCGTACTCCACGGGTCTCCAAATTCCATTTGGGAGAAGGTCTCTCGAAAAACCGGAAAGCTTCAAAAGAAGCTGACGGTTATGTGGAGAGTCAGGGTACGCAAGTACCTTGACCTCCCTCGAGATGCCCTTCGCCCCTTCGCGGAAGATGGAGGATTGCAGAGAAGGATGGAAAGGTCCCATGACTAGAGGTATGTCACGGGCCTTTCTGAGACTCTCGCTAGGATGGTGGCTGATCGGTGCGTTTGGATAGGTGGAGAGGAGCCGGTTACGGAGTTTCACAACCTCCCGGCCGACCCTCCCCACGGTTTTCGACTTTGAGTGCGTCTTGGGAATCAAGGGTAGGACGCCCATAGCCCGAAGTGATCCCTCTATCAGGGAAGCTTCCTTCCTCAGGTAGGCTTCTGCCTCGCCACTATGCACATCCCATACCGGTAAACCGGGAAGGGAGGCATGCGGAGAGGAGAGGCCTACCGAGGCTATGGGCGCCGAGTCCTCAAGCAACCCAAGGACCAGATCGTCTACCTCGCGGTAGTCGGTCTGGTATGGCGCACCCAGTGCTGCGGCAAGGATGGACTTATGGGACAAGGCAGAACCACGCAAGTGGTTGCCGGATGCGAGGATAGCCGCAGCTCTCCCGGAAGAGGAGAGGCGGCAACCTTTCACCCAGGGCAATTCAGCCCCGCCTAAGCCCCGAGGGGCCCCAGGGTCGATCCCGGCCTTTAACAGCGTCGAAACCATGTCCGGGTAGAAAACACCAACGGCTCGTTTCATCACATCAAGCCTAGACTGTCGGTGCTCCCCCTCCTCAATGTCGGAGAGGGAGGCCGTGCAGTCCGGGCCTATACGAAGTGGTAAAGCAAGCCCGCTGGGTTTCGGGAGGAGTATCTTGGAGGGGAAATCCCCCAAGAAACGGGGTCTAACGGAGACACTCTCTACTAGCCGCCTGGGCTTATCTAAGGCCGGAAAAGGTTCCGGCTTCAGAGACACCACGCGGTCAAGAAGAAAGGTGGTCTCCGCGAAGACCCCTCCCCACTCAGATACGAAGGACTTAGGGATAGAAGGCTGATAGCCTACATAGCCCAACTGCTCTTCATACCTGACTACCACGGACCTATCCACACAACCAATCAAATCATCGCCGCAGATCCTGAACTTCCTCTCTGCTGCGCGGATACTTGGCACTATGGCCCCACCTGGGCTAAGCGCTTCGGCCGCGCAGAAGAAGTTCACGAGATTGAGAAGGGACCATGTCAATGGGTTGCCCATGAGGATTCCGCGCCGCTGAACAAAGCATCCAGCCTTGTAAGCGGTGGCGTCCACCAAGTGGGGCCCAAGGGCAAAGTGCGCAATATGCACGGCGCGGTGCCCAAAACCCCACTCGAGGAGAATCTCCTCGAGGACGGCGATATGGGCATCTTGCCGGCAAAGGTCGGTGGCAGAGGTGAGGTCGGAGGAATAGACTACGTCTCCCTCCTCCCAAGCCTCGACCACCTCCTTTATCGCGCGCGTCTTCTCACCAGACATCACCGGCGCAGTTACCTTCCATTTCTTCAGACACTGGAAGAGGAACTGGCGGAGATGCTGGGCGGCAATGATCTCGGAAACTTGATGTGTTGTCACTGGACGGACTTTGAACCCCAACTCCTGAATTGCCGCTAGGCGAACAGGAGGGTACTTGGACTCGCCCCCACCCTTAAGAGGGTAGGGTCCAGCGGCCGTAAATGCCGCGACGAGCCAATCTACCTTGCGGATCGAAGCCACCAGTGACACCATGGGGGTATATGCCAACCGGGATTTATCCCGCTCCACGCCGACCTCGTCCCGGGGGGGCCCGATGAACGTCTCAAGACGTTTCTCAGGGAGCCCCTCGAGACAGACCTCATACTCTGGCACTGGGAGCGCCAGACACTCCGCCTCTTGCCCACCGTCCTTAACGGACGTCAGGTAGGAAGCAGAGGTAGAAGTATGAGGCTCGGGGATGGGCACAGTATGTGGGTGGATCATACGTGCCCAGGCCCGAGCATAGGCGCGGAGACGCAGGAGGCAATGGGCCGGAGTAGGCCCAGTATCCTCCTGCATGGCCGATGCATACGATTTGATACTATCTTCCACAAACGATGCATCGGCCTTGGGCAGCGCTCTCCCAAGCCTGCCCAGTTGGCACAGCCCCATACGATCAAGTTTCCCAAACCACTCTAGCGAGAGCGCTCGAAACGATTTGACTGAACGCTCGGAGCCGATGGCCGTGGCGCGAGCCCAAAGGGATAAACCCTTTAGGTCCGCGATCACAGCCTTCAGGCCCCGTGCACGAAGATTGCTGATCACCCAGAAGAAGGCCCGAGAGATATAGGGGCCTCGATCAGGGTTAATCAGCATCATCGTGGCAAGGATGGCATCACAGATGTCAGCCGTGCTCGCCAGTCGCTTCGTTTCATCCTTCACACAATCTGCAAAGGAGACCGTCGACCAAGGGACGAGCCCCTGATCAACTCCGATCAGGATCAGCCTTTCTAGACCAGGTCGGGTACCAAGACCACGGCATAGGCCTGCAAGTCTGCTGAAACTTTTCGGCAGAAGGTGGGCCCCCCGCGCGATCACTCGCGCGGGTTTGGCCGGGTACTGAACCCAACCGCTCCCCCCCCCGGGG